TGGAGACATACTTGTATGCCAAATCTAATCCAAGACCTAACATATCAGAATAAAACTGTTACTGCAGCTGTTGAAATTGTGGTACCACTTTCTAGAATTTTTATTCCTCCGAGCGGCCATACCCCAGGAGACAGTGTCAGTGTATGTGCCACGTTGTCTACTCCAACAAGAGTAATATCTCCATTTGATGTGCCAGGCGCGACATAGAGACCACTAAACACTCGTGCTTCTCCGTCAATGATTGGTGCATACTCGCCAGCAGTAAAAGCTAAAGGTGCATAGGCGACAGCAGAAGAGGTATCACGTATAAGAGATCTTTCGTATAGGTTTAGATTATTGCTCATAATTTGTATTTATATTATTCTTTTATAGAGATTCCAGTATAGAGCGAAAGACCAAGCGCAATCAACACAATATAATGAGAAATGACTTCATTTTGATTAACAACAGCATTAAATGCTATTATTTGTATAATAGCGACGAGTGCTAGTGCTAACCATATTACAGTTTTCATGGTTTTTTCACATATTTTTCTGGTGAGCGTTCAAAATTCTTTGCGAGCTTGATGATGCCTGTAATGATTTCTGGAGAGACTACCCCGATAATGCCATAGGTAATCGCTTTGTAGAGGCTAGGAATGTCGGTCTGCTCCAATATAAACCATGCGATTGCTGCAGAGAGTGCGGCTGATATTATATTTTTAAACTGCTCGAGAATCGTATACTCTTTTTTTGCTGTCATGAGTCGAGCAAGCATGCCTGCTGCTCCAACTAGGGGTATTATCCAACCACCCTCTAGAAACTCTTTTAGCATCGATCTTTCTGGTTCCATTTATAACTATACTTTTAAAGTGTGAAACATCACGTAATGACTATCAATATAAGAGTATTTATAAAAAACACAATTTTACTTCACAAAACCGCGGTCAACCACATATTTATAAAAAAGCTCTTCATGAAAACTGCGTATTATGTATTTTGAGGCAATTTCATCAAGCGAATAGTGAAAAGCGCACGTAATATCATAGATTGTTTGTATTGATCCACAATAGTAGTTGTCTATTCCCTTTATATATCGATAATATTGCGGATATTTTAGACTTAATCCATTTTCGCAAGTTGTCATCTTTAGTAGGTTTTTAACTGGTGTATAGCATACTTGTGTAGTAAATTTATCATAACGAGTGCTTACGACAAGGTCATATTCATAGGTATGATTGTGATAGAGATGTGATGCAAGTTTAAATTTTCCTGCCCACATACGTTTCCATGCAATTTTTGGACAGGTGTTTATCTTTCCTTCTAAGTTACCATGTAATTTCAACTCAGCATCATCATCAATCATAATCTGTTTTATGTTATGCTCGCTAAAATAATCTTTAAGCAATAATGGCGTGACACTAGAACTGCTAATCTTATCAAGTTTTCGATATGAACTTTTTGCTTCTGACTCTGTCCATGTATGTAAAAATAAATCTATTGTATGCCCTTGTTTTTTTAAAAGATTTAAATAGTCTTTTAGTTGAGAGTCATTCAACCCGCCTCGTATGTGTCCTCGTATACAAAATGCGACTCTCATAATAAACCAATGTTGTGTGCGTGACGATAAACTAACTCTTCTTGATAAATGGTGTCAGGATATTGCATAACTATGCTGTCTAAATCACGATAAAAGTCATATACAAACGCATACATATTTTCTGGGGTTCCAACATAAAAATTATCAACACCAATTAAACTTTTAGTATATGACGGATATTTAAATGCAAATTTTTCGCCTTTAGAAATTAGACGTTGCAAATGATTTGGCGGAGTATAACATATTGGAGCCGTAAAAAAATCATAGCGAGTGTTAATAAACGCATCATAGTTTTTACGATTTTTGTACGCTTCTGCCACCACTGCGGCTTGTCCTGCCCACATACGTTTCCATGCAATTAGCGGACAGGTACTTTTACAAACAACACCGCTTTTCTTGCCGTATATTTTTATCTTAGAATCGTTTTCTATGCACACGTCTATCACGTTGCGGTTTTTAAAATAACTACGTAACAACCCTTCTTTAACTTGAAAAAGATGTAATCGATCGAGTGTTTTATAACTTGTTTTTGCTTCTGACTCTGACCAGGTATGACAATAGACATCAATAAAATGCCCGTCTTTTTCACAGTTGTTTATAAATTCTCGTAATGCGTCACTAAAGAGGCCGTCTCGTATGTGTCCTCTTAAACAAAGTGCAAGTCTCATAAGTCTTTAAGCTTTAACATAACATGCTTTACTGCCATCCACATGTCTAGATATTTATAGGTTGCAAGGCGTCCGACGAAAATTACGTCTTTTTCCGCTTTAGCGAGGGCCTCATAGAGGCGATAGGTTTCTTGTCCTTCGCCCCAAGGAATAGGATAAAACGGCACGTCATTTTTACCACAAGCTTTAGGATATTCTCGCGTAACGACTGTAGGGCCAACATGACCTGGAGTAAAGTAGCTGTGATCATAGACTCGCGTGTATGGGGTGTCAGGATTGTTTTGGTTGACTATAAACGTATCCATCTTTTCGCAAAGCACGTCATGCTCAAAGCGCAGCGAGCGATAGGGCAACTCTCCGTAGATAGTTCCAAAGTAGCTGTCAATCTTTCCGGTATAGACGATAAGGTCATTGGGAGTCCTCTCAAAGGCCCAGCGATCTTCAGCGCAGTTTAGATGTACTGTAATGTCGTCTAACATACGCCCGAACATTGCAGAGTAGCCTTCTTTTGGGATGCACTGATACTTTTGACCTTCAAACCAGGTAGGGTCTGCCGCGTCTGCAGTTTTAGGAATACGATTTGTAATTGTCTTTGGAATCTCGTCGAATGGCACGCCCCACTGCTTTTCGCTGTAGTCTTTAAAGACGTATTCTACAATCTCTTCTTGTGAAAGCTCGCGACCAAGTTCAGAGACCGTCTTTCGGCTGTATGGCAAACTGACTCGACCAAGTCGGGTGTCTCCCTGCGGTTGCAGCTTAAACGGGATCCACTCAGTATAACGACTTAGAAACTTATAGACTTCTTCGTCGTCTGTATGAAAAATATGAGGGCCATATTGATGCACGAGCGTGTTTGTGACGTATGCATCGGCGCAGTTTCCACCAATGTGTGGCCGCGTCTCATAAATCTCAACGGCATACCCTTTTTCTTTTAATAACACCGCTGCAGTGACTCCTGACAGCCCACAACCAATTACTTTAGCATTTTTTTTCATAAAATAGTATTTTATCACAGTTTTTGTCACCTGTAAACATAAATATATATCTATATGAAAATAAATGAAAAAGTTTACGTAAACAGCGAATTTAAAGATCTTCTCCGCAGCATGAATGTTGGCATTGTCGACTATATTGTAGTGTATAAAGTCGAAGGTGACAAGGTATTTTTCAAAGCAAACAGTGCGCGCCTCCACCTAAGCAAGGGTGAGTTTGAAGAGGTACGACTCAGCGCTTAGGCCCACCAAATATTTGGTACATGAGGGTCGTTAAATGGTCTAGGTACATTTATCTCTACGCCGTCTTCGTTTAACGCAGTCTGATTTGACGACCAGACGATAAACTGATCTCCGCCGTCAGGTATCTCGATATCAACGAGGTCACGAAAAAGTACCCAGTATTGACCGTCGTCGTTATGCTCTCCGACTTCATGCAGAGCGTGCTCGTGACTCGCTAATGTAGAAACAACTGTGCCGTCTTCTGATGCACGCGCGAATCCGTGTGCTAAGCCAAACGCTTCGGCTATCTCTTTAGAAGGAAATCGTAAGATATAATCAGTCATAACGTTATGCTGCGAATGGTGCGAATGATGCGTTAATTACTGCCATTGCAGTATTGCCAGTAACACTAGCCATTGATCCCTTGAATGTGCATGACATTGCCATCATAGCAGAGCCTCCGCCAGTTGAAGCGACCGGGAGCGTAGCGAGTGGAGTATTGCTTGGAATTGTATTTCCAGCGGTGCCGTAGTATAGAGACGCTGTACCAAGCCCGTTTGAACTTATCAATACGGTGTGGTTGTTCTGTAGACCAACACTAAACCCGGACAGTATCGGCGAATATGTTGGTGATTTTGCGACCTGTGTTGATGCTCCAACCAAAGCTGCAGACGGAACAATTGCTACTCCTCCCGAAGTGGTTGAGACTTTAAATGTATTGCTCGCTGCGGCTTCAACAACAAAATATGTTGTTTGAGCGGCGAGGTTGGTAATTCCACTCTGCATTGCAGTAAAACGTACGCGATCGCCAACAGTAAATCCGTGTGCGCCAACAGTCGTCAAAAGAGAGTTTCCTGCAGTTGAAGTTACAGCTGCTGTTCCGTCTTGGAACCACAGTCTATAACCATTGATATCATTTACTATACCAACACCGCGTCCACAAGGCAGACCGCCAGACCAGTTGTTGCTAATTCCAAGCCAATATTCTGAGGTCGAACCTGCATTCTGTTCACTGTGATTAAATCTAAAACTTATTGAAAATGGGAAATTCCAATCAAGTGATCCGCCGCTAGAAAAGTTAAGATGGCACGTGCCAAAGTCTTTGCGTGCCCACGAAGTATGATCTAAACCTAGACCAGTAGTAGGTCCATTCGAAGTATTTAAGAATGCTCTACCATCAGTAGTATCCAGCCATACGTTGTCACCAGAATTTGCAATTTGTGAAGCATTTGTGCCCCCTCTAACATTCCACGTGCGTTGTGTAGTAAAACGCTGTACGGCGCTTTCTTGCATCATCAATTCACGACGAATTGTAGAACGAGTTACCGCGCTGTGTATAGTATTTGGAAGCTGTTGCGATAATTCAAGTTGACCGCTACAGATACCGCTAAATGCAGGACTGACGAGTGTCTTGTTGCTTAGGTTTTCAGCTGCTGTTCGAGTAGATAGTTCGTTTAGATTGAGTCCTAATGCGCCGAGTATGGCAGTTTTTTCTGCAGGGGTCGCTGTATTTAAGTCGATTGGCATAATATACTGTTATTTATATTGTTATTCTAATTTGATCATTCAAATATGTAATAGAGTCTACACCCAATGTGAGATCTTGTGTAGAGGTTGTAGTAAGAGTTTGAAGCTTTGAGTTTGGCAGACGTTGACGATAGTATTGAATATTTGTAATAATTCCGTCCCATAGTCGTCCAATTGTAGCTTGTGGATTGTATCTAAAAAGATCAGTTGTAGATGGCAGCTCGACACTAGTGTCTTGCGTGCCGAGAGTGCCGTTAAGACACACCCTCGCGTCGTTACTAGCAAAAGTAAAGGCTACTTTTCTTAGTGTTGGGCCTGGAGGCAATGTGCCCAAGCCTCCACATTGGCCGGCACCTATAAATGTAAAACTTCCACTAGGACCAATACCAATATACGCTCTGATTGCTTGACCTCCTCCGTTTGTCACACCAAGTTGAACGCGTGATAAGCCATCTTCAAATCCAAACCGAAAAAGTTCAGTTGCTACTTGATCAGTTCTCCTATTTAGGCTGCATTGACCGACTAGAGTGCCGCCTTGCGCGTTATAATAGCTTGAAATACTAGATTGTGTATAGACGTCTCCCGATCTTAATGCTGGAAGAATAGTTGTTGGTATATAGCTTGAAACGTTGCTGCCGACGGCGCTATTATCAGTTTCTACTTGATAGCCCCATACATAGACAGTTTTATCTGCCCCAACACCGCCCTCAGAGGCGCCGTTTGATCCAGTAAGAGTAAAGTCTGCTACCGTTCCAGTAGCATTTGTTGAGCCTGCGGGACCAGTAACGATTAGACGCATCCAACCGTTTGGAAAATGTTCTATTCTACCAGTCGCTGAAGAGCCATTTGCATTAAAAACAAATGTGTCAAGATTAAAAAAGGGAAGCATACCACCAGAGGGACGAAGCGGCCCCCAGTCCAAAGACACATAACTCCAGTTGCCCTTTTTAACAAATGCGCTAACTGTGTATATTCTACCGCTAGTGTGTGGTATATTGTTTAGTGACCTAAGAAAGCCAGCATAACTAGCAGTACCAGAAGTTAATAGCGTAGCGCTGTTTGTGCCGTCTGGGCATGTTTCAGTTGAGACTACACGAGTGCCGTTACCAGTCCACAGATGCATTTCACCGCTACGAGTTACAAAGTTTGTTCTGTTATCTTCCTTTAAAAAACCGCGGCGCCTGAGCGTGATTGGGTCGTGTTCCAATCTTAGACCCCTGTATGATACCCACCAGTCTGATATTGCAACAGCGCCAGTAGTACGGCTAGTCACTCTAAGCGTTAGTGTTGTGTCTGACTTGTGCAGTATAGTTCCAGTAATATTTTGAGCGTCACCAGCAATGTCATCGCCGTTGAGGTCTTGCATAACGACTACTGTAGAGCCATTAAGCCAACCAACGACGCTGCCGCCTGGTACATCAATTGTAATAACAGAAACGTTAGCGGTCAGGTTATTTGGAACGAGCGTGGTTGTAGTTTTGGTCTTTCCAACAATGCGTCCATTCTCGTTAACAAATGTACCAGAACTTGCCCGTGTAAAAGCCGGAGTAGGACCAACTTGAGCTTGACCTTCGCTGTAGTTTACAAAATCAACTTCAAATGCTGGACCAGGTTTTCGGCGACGCTGATGTGAAAAAACTGTATGTTTTAAATCCATGCTGTATGATATTTATACTAACCGATATTGTATGTCTTCAGGCATACACCATTACCAATTATATGCGCTAGTTACCCACCAAGCTAATCCATATTGTGGCGTATCGAATGCAGTTAATTCAATATTCCAACCAGACGGTACATCTGCGGTTAAATTACCAGACTGAGTTGACCAATGTACATGGGCAGTGCCTCCAGTATAAACATTCAATAGAGATAACTTATGCCCTGCATAGCTAGGAGTCGGTATGTTAACATTATGACCTGTGCTGTTAGTGTATTCTGCTTCAGGAGCAAAAACAATAACATTTGTACCAGTTAAAGATGCTACTGTGTATCCAGTCTCTCCAATTTCTGTGTCAGCGTTAAGCAGCACTGTCGTTTGACCAGTTTGATATGCAGTTGACTGTACAGTAGAGTCTGGGAATGTTAAGGTGCCAGTACTGCCTGTCGTATCAAATGTCCATGTTTTTAAAACACCAGTTGTGTCATACGTGCTTACTGTTACATTACCGTTTTGTGTGCCTCCATCGCCGTATCCACCATAAATATCCACATCGCCTCCAGCCGTTGTATAGCTGTTGCCTCCCTTTATCTCTACAAACCCTGCATTGCCATTGGTAGTGTCACCTCCTTCTATGCGAACGTATCCTCCACCACCAGTTTCTGGTCCGTATCCACCGCGTATTTTAATATCTCCACCACTGCCACCGTCAACTCCGCCTCTTCCTGCCCAAAGATATATATCGCCTCCCTCTCCAAATCCATTTCCTTGACCGGGATTAATCACTAGTCGCTGGCTATTATAATATGGTTGTTTTCCATCAGGCGTAGTTATGACTGCTTGATTTGTACCGTCTCCTAATTTTAATGTATTTGAAACGAGTGAACCTTGAGCAGTATCACCTCTAGGTGTAGAGAGTGTCGGGAACAATGTATTTCCCTCTGTAGTAAACTTCCATTGTTTAGGGCCTGTTCCAAATGAAGCTGTTTTCGGCCCATCAAAATATCCTGTGAGAACATCTTCATCAAAGTAAAACTTCCATGTTCCGGCACCAACATCTTCTATTATACTTCTTATAGTGGCTGTTGCTTGTGGGCCCCAATTCATGGTTACAGTTGAACCTACCTTGACATCTGTTCCTAAGGTTGGATATTGGCTCTTTAGTACAAACAAACGCCAAAAGTCCCCAAATGTATCAGCAGCATTTATTACAACACTAGATGCGCCAGCTACTGATGTAATAGCGAAGTCTTCTCCCTTCGTGGTGCTTATGTTGCCAGGAACTGTTATGTCACCACTTTGATCAAATGTCCAAGTATTGGCTGGCGGAATAAATTTTACAGCAGTATTATAAGCAACATTTCCTTCTTCTAATCTTACCTCTATCGTATTGCCAACTGTCTGTACGCCTATAATTCCATACGTTGAGTTGCCTATCACTGCTGTCCAAGTGGTATCTACATTTAGGATGCTTTCGTTGCCAGAGATAGTGACATACACGAATGGACCACCATCTTCTGTTTCAGCATTAAATGTGTAGGATTGGGTTTGATTTTTAATCCTAAGACCAGCAGTGCCGGTAGGTTGAATAGTATTGTTAGGAAATTCTGTTGTGCCATCTGCATTAAAATTCCATGCATACTCATTGTTATTGTAATTTGTTGCGATTACGATAGGAGTATCGACAGAAGTATTTGCTAAGAGAAAATAATCATCGGCAAACATACGAATGTCATCAGTTACATCAACTCTAAAGTCATTGTTTTCTAATCGTAAAGAGTTTACCCTTGATGTGTACAGACCAAAAACAATTTCAGATGCTATTTGAGTTTCGCCAAGTCCGTGTCCATCGTTGACCTGAAACGTAAACACATCGCCAACTTGGCTGTATGTGCCTGGAACATAAGTGAGATTTGCAGGAGACTGACCTGGACTCCAAAGTTGTATGTAATTAGGAGCACCATCAGTAAAGGCTTCTAAACGTCCAATGAAAACGTTGTCTGTAGATGTTAATTGCAGGAAATGGTTTCCACCAGAAGTATACCAAGTGGCAGACGTATAGCCAACTGGGTCAACATAAGAATAAAAAATAACGTCTGCATTTTCGTTTTGTATTCTGATGCCCTGTCCATCTATTACTCGAACATAGTTCTTTTCAGCTCCGAGATATAACTCTGCACTAGAAGCATCTTGGGTGCCGCCTGCACGAATGTGAATGTGATTTGGGGAGGTAGGATCAACGACGAGATATTGATCTGAAGATGAACGAGAAGCATCAGGATGCAGTTGAAGAGTGTTGTAGCCGTTGACGTCTCCAGAATCACCTAAAGACTGTCTAAATGCTTGTGAAGAAGGGGCATCTATAATTTTACTATCAATTCGGTCATCAATAATTTCAATTAGTGTTGGAATCGGTGGCAGTACGACAGCATCATCATTTGCTATTCCAGGATTTATTTCTACCTGTCCTTCAGCTATTCGCATGACATAGCCTTCATCATTGAATATTTCAACATCATAGACATAGCGTCCAGCTTTCATAGCGCGAGTTTGGCCCGCTGTCAATGATACTTCAACTTTGCCTTGAAGTGGAAGATTTATATTTGTAGTAAATATAATTGTACTCGGCGATGAATAGCTCTTGCGTATCTGACCGCGAGATTGGTAGTCAGTCAAGTTGAATGGCAGCCCGTTGCTGTCTTTTACGTCTATGACAGATGAGTAGGTGCTGCCCTGGTCTATGTAGATATTACTATACGTCGCCATATAGTCTATTTATAAATTTTATAAACAATCAATTTACACCAATTGTAAATTTAGCAATCGCTAAATTATATGAATATGTGTTCGAACTTAAATTATATGTAGCATTTTCATGTAAATCAACGTGTCCAAGATTGGTGATAGTGAATACGCCTGAAGTAATACCATCAATATTACTGCCTGTATAGAATGTTTTGTGTATGTCCCAAGTTTTAACTGTCCCTCCAGCCCCATTTAGGAGGCTTATAGTTTGTATATTAAACCGATTACCTCCCCACCCTTGGTTAATTATATTAACTCTAGGAGTGCCTGGACTTGATGTGGGGTTAAAAGTAAAACCGCGATATTTTGGAAGGCCACCATTATTTGCGCTGTTTGTACAATATACGCTATATGTTTTAGAGTTTGAGCCGCTAACATAGAGTTGAAAACAGTCACCTGAATATTGTCTTAGTTCAAACGCTAGAGTGTCAGGATATGTTGGCTTAACCGATGTATCATTTATTGTAACGTCTGCGCTTGTTGCAATAATTGTTCCACTAATGCTGTTTCTTCTTATGCTAGCAGTAAAGCTCGTGGTGCCTTCAGTCGTAACATCGTTATTTGCCGTCACGACAAAAGAATGAGCTCCAGAACTCTGCACTACAAAACTCCCGCTGTTTGGGGAGAGGTCACTTCGCGAGAGTGACCAATATAGAGTTGTGCCTGCAGCAACGCCAACAACCGCGACGTCAAAAGTAACGGAAGTTCCTTCGTCTATACTAGTTTTTCTAGGTATAACCGCAGTTCTTTTTGCCATATAGAGCGTATTGATGTCCGCTCCAGACGATATTTTAAAATTTGTCGTCGTTGTCGATCGATCACCGACACTTCTAGACGCTTCGTAACGGTCAGACAAATCTTGGGTGCCAACTTTATATCCAGAATTTCCCGTAGCTGCGCCTATTACGCGCGGCAAAAAAAGGTCATCAAAGTCAGTACCATTTACTGTATAACCAGATGACATCGTTTATCTTTTTTCTAGTTGCTTTTCAAGTTCTACGACGCGTTTGGTCAATTCTTTTATTGCCTCGATAAGCACCGCGGTAAGTTTTCCATATTCTACGCCTTCAACCTCGTCTGAAGAAGTTTTATGAACCAATTCTGGATAAATCTCATGAACCTCTTCAGCTATTAGTCCGACGTCAGACTTTTCAGTGTCTTTCCATACATAGGAGACTCCATTTAGAGAGTTTACTTTGCTTAAAGAGTCTTGTAATGGAACAATATCTTTTTTATAACGCACTGACGAACGTGAAGTAAAGGATCCAGCATTTACGTCTCCGCCAAAAACTGCGTTATTATTTTCTAAATTAATTTCAAGCGGCCATCTACCGTTAATAGTTTCCCACGTAGTAGAGTTTACATTGCTACCACGCAATACGTAAAACGTATTAGAGTTTACGTGTATCATGCCGCTACGATGATTGGTGTCCTGTAAGATTAAAGTTGGACTTCCTTCGTTAATAGTAATGTCACTAGTTGCAGTAATCTTTGATGCCTTTAGCGGAGCATAGTCAGTGTCACCAGCATCGCGCACTTCAAGACCTGCGAGGCCACGAACGTGACGTAAAAGCGTCGCTGTTGATCCGGCGGCATGCAAAGAAACAAGCGCATTTCCAGTTGCGCTGCGTGATTCGAGTCCGGCGGTCGCCCACCCAACTTGTCCATTTGTTATACTACGGCATGGTCCGTATGTCTCGAGTGTTTTTGTGTCTCCAAAAAATTTGGCAACTGTTGCACGTTTGCCATCAAAAACTGTAGTATTTAAGAAAGTTGCAATTGTGCCATCACTATTTTCATAGTTGAGCGCAATCTCAACGTTCGCAGGTTGACCAACTGGATACTGCGCAGTCGTATTGATTTGGTTGCCAGTAATTTCTATCACTCCAATAACTTGACGCGTAGAAGTAACAGTGTCGTCTGACCCAACAGAGAGTCCGCCGCCAATATTTATGTTTCCTGTTCCAACATTGAGTATATCAAATGCCCCGTCGACTCCAGGACGTCTCCATATACGCGCATCATAGTCGACAAGCGGGAAAGATGAATGAAAGTCAATAAATGAATTTCCGTTTGCCGTTATGCCAGAACCAAGTTCGATAGCTGGCTGCTTAATATACAATACGCCAGCATTTCCCCAGTCTGGGAAAGTTCCAGATAGTTTGTTTGGCGTTATTGTTCCGTTTTTAATTTTTGAACCAACGACAGCGTCAGTCGCTAGCTTTGACTCGTTGATTGTTCCGGCGTTAATCGTAATTGGAATATACAAGTCTGATGTGCCGTCAAATACTGGGGCAGGTGACGTGGTGGTGACGTCACCAGTTACGTTGACTACACGGGCAATTCTTAAGCGATCAGCAGCAGAACCGTTTAACTGAGTTTTGTCAAGTGTTATTGTGCGTTGACTGTTATTTGGATCAGTAAAAACAAGTCGGTTCGTGTCTAAAAAGCTGCCTTGCAGCAAAGAAGCAGATCCAAGATCCAAACTTTCTCTTATGTGCCCCTTTTCAACTTCTGTCGGCGCGTTTAAGACGTATGGCCCTAGGTTAATTGGCGGTGGATTTGGCATATAATTATTTATAAATCATCCTCGTGATGGCTCTCTTCAACGACAGACTGGTTAATTAGTTTTTTTTCCGTAATATAGGCTCTGCACTCTTCTAGAGTGTCTGCTACTACAAGTGTGTCTGCGCAGGTGTATGATCCGCAACTTTGAAACGGTTCGGTTAAGAGCTTAAGAGTCTCGTCGTTATACATTATTACCCACTTATCAGAAGATACGTCAACAATTGTATTTTTATGTTCAATTATCATGTTATGGCAAGGTTGGTTGATTGATTACTACGTTCCATGGCGTTGTCGCTGGAACAGTGTCTTTATACTCGGTAAGAGTTTGATAGTATGCGTAGCCGTCAGTCGCGGTTGTTGTGCTTCTTAGAGTAGCGGTGCCGGCTCCGGTGATTGCAGTGGTTGAAGAAGTAACGTAAGTAAATACATTATCATTAACTCTCGTAATTTTAAAGGTGCCTTTAAACGCGCTGTTGAAGGTGTTGTCAGAAATTGTAGCCATTCCTGTTCCAACTAGGGCGCCGCTTGTTGCTGTTGTATATTGGAAAGTATTTGGGTCGCCTCCAACTACAATTGTAAAGGTGCCTTTAAAGTCGGCCTGGAAAGAAGTTTCACTCGCATCACCAATCACGAGTGACTGACCATTAGTGAAACCGTGCGCCGGGAAAGTTACCGTTACTGTTGAGCCAGTTCGTGTGAAACTAACTCCTGACAGCGTATGCACTGCAGAAGTAACCGTAAGAAGTTGATTGGATATATAACCGTGGTTGTTTAAACTTACAGTTACAGTCTTTGAGCCAGCCAGTCTAACAAAACTAGTTCCTGGAGCATTTTGTATAGTTCCTCCAGTAAAACTTGGAGTAAGAAGTGTGCCGTTTGTGCGTTTGCCGCCTAAATTTATAAATCGATCTCCAGCGACTCGTCCTCCGTCAATAAATGCTTTTAATATTCTACCTATAGCAGCTGCAGTTAAGTTTGTGTTAAACGCATGAAATTTACCTAGAGTGCCAGGCATTGCTGTTGTGCCTGGATAGTCATTAACCTCAGTGTCGTTACATCTAAACGTTTGCAGAGCCACTCTTCCATTTAAGTTAGGAATTGATCCGTTTACACCCGTAATGCTGTCAAGTGGTATTACCTTGTTATTATCACAAGCAAACTCAATTAGACTGTTAAGTCCAGTTAAACTTGGAATTGTAGAACTAAGTTTATTTTTACTGCACACAAACGTTACCAGGCTACTAGGCAAAGTCGCTGGAATAGCTCCCGTTAACTCGTTGCCTCCACAATTAAATGTTTGTATGGCAGTCAAACTTGATAGACTTGCTGGTATTGCTCCAGTCAAGTCATTGTCATGACATTGAAAATTTGTTAGTGCGGTTAAGCCAGTTAAAACTGGAATAGAGCCGTTTAACATATTATCATAGCACGTAAATTCTTGTAAATTTGTTAATCCAGCGAGAGAAGGAATCCCGTTAACTAATGCATTTCTATAGCACTGAAAAATTCTTAATGATGTTAAGCCAGTTAACGAAGGAATGGAGCCGCCAATTCCGCGTCCCGGTGCTGAAAATTGATTAGCTACATACAAGTTTTCATAGCAACGAAATTCTTGTAAATTTGTTAACCCAGTCAAAACTGGAATGCTTCCAGTCAACTCGTTTCTATAACAATAAAAAAACTGTAAGTTTGTCAAATTGGCTAAATTCGTTGGGATACTTCCAGTATGTTTATTTGTATTGCAGCGGAAGTTTTTTAGAGTTGTTAAATTAGTGATGTTTGGAATGCTTCCGGTAATGTTATTTTCGCCGTAGTTAATAGTTTCTATAACAGGCAACCCGGATATATTTCCAGTTGGAATGGAACCAGACAGCAAATTTGTATAAACTCTGAATGCAGTTAAGGCTGTCATTCCGCTTATATTTGGCAATGATCCCGTAATCTTATTATTAAAACATTCAAAAACTGTTATAGCAGACTTATCTTCGTAACCAGTGAGCGACACAATATCATTGTTGTTGCATTTAAAGGAAGTTAAATTACTAAACGGAGATATGTCTACTGACCCGCCTAATTTTGCAGGAGTTGGTTGACCTGGAATCGCGGCAGGAGGGCCTCCACAGTCAATTTCGGTAACTGATAGTGGGCCGTTTGCTGGACGTAACGTAATTGTTGGCATAATATATGTTATTTATATAGTGTAGGTATGACTTACTGGCGTTGCAGAAGTGGTTGTAGTGTCAGCTGTACCATCTCCCCATTTTATAACTATAGAAGGAGAGGTAGCGGCGGTTATTTTAAAGGAGTTTAATGTTGAAGTTTGAATGTAGTTAAAGTCCCAAAAGGCATATTGTTTTGGAAGCGTATAGATTCTAGCAATGCCAAGTTTATTTCCGCCTTCAACATAGTTTGGAGCGCCTATAATTATATTTCGCGCGTTTTTGCTTAGTGCTAATGACCACCCAGAGGTTTCACCTGCCGTTATGCCAGGTATACGAGGATAGGTTTTTCTCCATGCTGCGTTTGAATATCTGTATATTTCTACGGCACCGGTATCAACTTTGCTCGCTGAGTCTTTGTATGGATAACTTACCGCAAGTTCGCTGCCAGTATTATCAAAGGAGACGCTGTATCCAGTTAGGTCGCCTGCGTCCCCCGCAATTGCGTCTCCGTACTGAATCCATGAACCTGAAACGTATCGATAAACCTTTACTACTCCTCCATTTGCGGATACTGTGCTGTCATGAATGTTACCAATAGCAATTGTATTTCCGCTGTCGTTACACGCGACACTAAACCCTGCCTGACTGTTTGGGGTGCCGTCAATGTCAAGCCCAAGTTGAGCCCACGTTGACGGTAGAGTGTCAGCTGTCCACCCAGTAGGTCCGCTGTATTGATAGATTCTGGTATGACCGGTATCGGTTGTAGTAGGAGAGTCATTAAAGGGAGCTCCTACTACTAAAATGTTTCCAAGTGAATTTAGTGCTATGCTCCATCCAGAGTTGTCGCCTACTAACTCTCCATATAGAGTACCAATATTTACCCATGCGCCATATCTTTGTCTGTATATTACAACAGATCCTTTGTCTGTTCCAGACGCGTCGTCTTTAGGAGAGCCAAACGCAACAGTATTTCCTGTGCTGTTTATAGCCACTGAAAATCCTGACCAGTACGCAACTCCCTGACCAGTTATTGTTGAAGTTTTTACCCAATCTGTGCCGTCATAGTCATACACATATACAGAACCGTTAACTACATTAGACCCTTCGCTACCAACTACTATTCTGAGTCCGTCACCAGTTATGGCTACGCTATAGCCAATACGCTCCCCTACAACTCCAGTAATGTTACCTCCAAGTTGCTCCCATAACTTCGTTGATGGGTTTTGTTTATACACTTTTACGGCACCTGTGTCAGTAGTGTCATAAGGTGGATTACCAATGACGCATATGTTTCCAGCGGTATTAAAGTCAACTGAAAGACCAAACGAATCATCGGCGTATGTGCCTATTAGTGGCGGTGCATTTAAAATTACGCGCTGCAACCCTGAAACTACCGCTCTTTTAAAATGATATATGTTCATATCAATATACCGTACCCATGGCAATAAATTGATTTGTCGTGTCAGATTTATACACATAGAACCCAGTGTATATACTTGAGTTGATGACTGAACCTACTCCATTTACAAGGTCTGACCCAGTAGTATTAACTGTTATGGTGTCTCCAGACACGTTAACTATTCCAATCGTCCAACCATCGTCCAGCCCAGACCGGGCAGGAAGCACTACGGTATTATTTCCACTAATATGAAAGATTTTACCGTTATCAGCATTTGCAAAAGTTTTTCCAGACCCAGTTACGGTAGAGTCTATTATGCCCGCAACGGTAATTTTACCAGTAACATTTAAATCGTTATGTAATTTTGTTTCTCCCATATATTTGTTTAATTAAAATTATTTACATCAACATCAACCGTAAACATACCAACTTTAAAAGTAACATTTGAATTTGCTGCAGTCGCTGCGTAAGAATTTTGAACGTTGATGTTAACTGCCTTTGTGCTAGTGATGCTGTTTGTTGCTCCGGTTAAACCGCAAAACGTATTTGTTCCAACTAATTTTATCTTTTTAGTCGTCATAGACGACTGTGTTGAATCCAAAGATATATGATTATTGGTTGTAGCGGTACTATACCATAGTGTGTTTATAAAAGCAATTTTTTCAGTTTGCGAGTTTTGAATCCATGCGCAGGCTAATCCTTTCCCGTCATGAGTATAATGATCAACATAAAAGTTTGCAGTTCCTATTGAGACTATGTCTATGCCTGAAGTGACGTTTGCGGTAGATAAATTTTGTATTGTTGAGTTAATCAACGAAGTTGACGTACCAGAGGCAGCTAAGTATTTGCTAGAAGAAACAGTGTGAGCTGTTGCGGTAATTTTTGAATTTCCAGCTAATGAAAATATTGTAGCAGCTGTTGTGTCTATTCCGCTACCGCTAATTGATACATTCAATACTGAAGAAACACTCGTAGAAAATAGCGTAGAGGTAGTGTTACCGCTAATAGAGTTGCATTCGAAATATACGGTTGGACTTCCAGACGTAAGTGAAACGAGGGAGGCGGTGGCATTTACTACAAAATCTGCATAGCCACATACCTTTTTCTTTTCATTTACTGAGCATACAAATGCAGTTCCGCTATTTACATTAACGGTTGTTCCGGGCTCAAAGTATACGTCTCCTTTTCCATCTAGATTAACTGCTGTACCCGTAGTAATAGTATACGTTCCGGTACGAACATAAATTAAGTCTCCGTTTGCCGAAGCTGCGGTAGCCGCGCCGATTGATGCAAATGGCGCTGCCGAGTATGGCTCTAATCCCGTACGATCGTCTGTACCAGTAGTGGCATTTACTGTTATAATTTTTCCATTTCCAGCTGGAACCCCTGGAGAAGTAAACGCAATTGTGTTGCGCGTTGGAGTAGTAGCATTTGTTGTAAAATAAAGATTGTTACCGTCAAATTCGATCGCTCCCAAGACTGGAGCTGTTAAATTTGTGCCAGAGGTAAGCTTTACTGGAGCGATTGAGGCGGTGCCGGCTGGAAGAGTTACTGTGCCGGTAAAGGTTGGCGACGCGAGATCTGCCTTTAGGTTGAGTGCCGTTTGTTGTGCCGTGGATACTGGCTTGCTTGCGTCTGACGTGTCATTAACGTTTCCTAACCCAACCATGGCTTTTGAAATGCCTGATACTGTGCCGGTAAAGGTTGGGGAAGCAATGTTTGCCTTTAGATTGAGAGCCGTTTGCTGCGCCGTCGAAACCGGCTTGTTTGCGTCTGACGTATTATCGACATTAGCCAACCCAACCATGGTTGCAGTGATGCCTGATACTGTGCCGGTAAAGGTTGGGGAAGCAATGTTTGCCTTTAGATTGAGAGCCGTTTGCTGCGCTGTGGATACTGGTTTGTTTGCGTCTGAAGTGTCGTCAACATTGGTCAACCCAACCATGGCTTTTGTGATGCCTGATACGGTACCGGTAAAGGTTGGCGACGCGAGATCTGCCTTCAAGGCTATGTTACCATTAAGTTTTCCAATTGCAGTTAGAATTGTGTCAGCAGCAGTTATTGCGCCAGTTGCCGAAGAGTAACCAGTCAACACCTTTCCTGTTACGGCTGTCGTTGAAACGACAGTGGTATTTTGCTTGCCAGTAACCTCTCCAGAGAGATCGCCAGTAAAATTTTCTGTGTTAAGGTTGAAGCCTCCGTCTGTGATATCACTATCCAATAATATTGTTCCAGACGCATCCGGAAGTGTCCATGTGCGATTTGCAGTAATGGTTGTTTGTAATTTACCAGTTGCTGTCACAGCCCCTCCACTAAATTTTAACCAATCAACTGATGCGTTTGGTGCCGATATACCAAGTCCCTGTACATCAGTAGTACTTGAACCAAACCTAGCGTGATAGTCTCCATTTTCGGTATAAAATTCTGCAGCAGTGTCATTTATACTGCGGCAAGAAATACCAGTTGAGTTTAAACTATCGACTGATAGGCCAACGCCGGACGCGGTATTTATTTCTAATCCAATTGTGTCTGGTGAAGAGCCTCCAAGTGAAATTTGAGCGCCGGAACCATACGCACTTGTTATCAACAAGCCAAGACCGGTCTCGCTGCTTATCTCAGCGCCAGTTCCAGATATACTGCGTATTTCAGCGCCGCTATTAGTTTGACTGCTTATTTCAGCGCCAATGCCAGAAGTTGAACTATAGATTCGCGCACCAGTTCCAGACGTGCTGTATATTTCTGCGCCGGCACCCGATGTGCTGTATATTTTTGCACCGGTATTAACAAGACTGCTTATTTCAGCGCCAAATCCAGCATCAGCAGATATTTCAGCACCTGTACACACTCCAGTATTGATAAGTTTTGCAGTTGCAGCGGAACTGTGTGTAGAGTAGATGCCATAAATATCAGGCTCAGTGCCTTCACTAATCACTCCATTAAATATACCAGAGCCGTCTAGATTGCGACGTACTGCAGAATTTGGACTGGCATTTACGTCAATGTTAGGCGTCTCATGCACTACAATACTTCCATCGAGAGTCTTGTAATAGATTTTATTGTCTGCGTAGTTTAGTGCAAGCTCTCCGTGATCTAAAAATTGTTCAAGCGGAACTGCACCAGCAGTTGGACTATTTTTTAAAATTATTTTTTTATAATCTGACATATTATTTTATGCGTGTAAAGTCTGTCCTGTAGCCGTTATTTGGTAAATTTGGATCAATCATATAACTGTTGTATCCAGCGAAGTAGAGAGTGCCGTCATCTAGGTGTAAAATTGTGTAGTCTTCGCCGCCGTATGGACTTACTGACTGTATATTAATTATACGATCAACAACGTGTGATTGCAAGTTTAAGCGTGTCCAAGTGTTTAATACGGTGTTGTTGCCAAGACCGGATTCATATTTTGTATTTGATCCGACAACAAATAGATAATTCATATTATCTTCAGGGCGATATGCCTTTACAAAGTTAACGTTATCTGAATAATATCCGTTACCAGGCCAAAATTCTTTAATTTGGTAGCCAGTTGGCAGCGGTCCCATTTGTCTCCACGTTGTTGAGTCACCAGTAAGTGAAAATTTATTTCCTGTATTTTTACCAGCGCACCATATTTCATAAGAAATTATTGGGGAACTTACAAAGCCAATTGAGCGTACGCGACCGCGGTTAGAACTCCATGACGGGGCCGCCACTAAAACGTTTGATCCAGTTGATGAAAGGGCAATTGCTCCGCCAAACTTTTCACTTGCAACTTCTCCCGCTAACGTTCCGGTTAGTAGCTTCCATTTCGAATCGTCATATCTAAGTAGACGAACTGTGCCACTGTCTATTTGTCCATAAGCATCGCCGTTTAACGCGCCAACCGCTAGTGTTGAGCCGTCACGAGAAAATGCTACTGCAGTTCCGCTCGCTTCATTTACTGATAAACCGTGTATGTCGGTGCCAAGTTGAACCCATGAAGTAGTTGAAGAATCATAGTTATACACTCTAGTAGTTCCGCTATTTGATCCTGCTGTGTCTGAGCCTGGAGCGCCAATTGCTAGTAGTGTGCCAGTGCCGTCTAATGATATGTTAATCGCGCCGTCTGACGCGGCTCTTCCAGTAATGTCTCCTCCAAGCTGTGACCAGTTGCCATTTGTCAGGCGATAAACTCTCACTACTCCTGCACTAGAGACTCCGTTTGAAGCAACAGCTATTATTGTTCCTGAAGTGTTGATTGCAACTTTTATGCCGCATTGTTGATTTGTAGCTGTACCAGTTATTGAGTCACCAACTGGATCTGTACCAATAGCTGTTATACGTCTAATATAGACGCGTCCAATATTACCATTGTATCCAGGGGCTCCTACCGCTACGACGTTGCCGTCACCAGACAACGCGACGGAAGAACCTAGTTTAGAATTTGCTAATTCGCCATTAAATGAAAGGTTACGTTGAACCCAGCTACTGCTTGAATTTGAGTAATCATATATACGCATCTGGCCAAAGCGTGAAGAGCCAACCAGTTGACCGTCTGGCACGCCAATACAGAGACGATCGCCTGCAGAATTTAAGCTTACAGACTGTCCAAAAAGCGCGTTAGTTTCTTGAGTAGTTATAAGAGGTCCATACGTTGACCAAGAGCCGCCGTTATAGATATGGCACTGCACTCTACCATTGACACCAGGCGCGCCTACGGCAATTATGTTGCCGGAATCATTTGAGCTTATTGATGTTCCCAATAGATGTCCTGCAGTCGCACTCTCTATAGTTGTGCCTCGTTGAGAAGTTGCGTTATTCCTTTGACCAGAAAAATATAGTGCGCCTTGTCCGCCAACATGAGTAGTTGTATACAGCGAGTCAATGTTTATATCTGGATTATTGAAAATTACAGTTGGAATGTTTTTGTTTGTACCAGAATTGTCGCCAAATATATTATTACCGTTGTATCCCCAACCATACAGGAGACCGTCTGGAGTTTTTACAAATATAGACGTGGCGGCATCTGATCCAGAGCCATATATATTGCAGGCAGAATAATTTTCAATGCCAGGCAGTGTTATTGTGTTAAAGGTGTTGTTAATAGAAGTGTTGTTTCCGCTTCCATTTTGCCCCTGACCTCCATAGCCTGTCATGCGTATGCCAGACGGTGTTAATGCAACGCATACTGCATATTCAGCGCCTGCCCAACTTCCAACCAAAAAGGCATCAAGTACGTTTTCTAATACTGGAGTCGCTTCGCCGCCAGGCTTTGTTGACGTGTTGGTAGTTGTCGTTCCAGAATTTCCACGACCAAGGACTCCATGTTGATTATAACCAGCGATCCATAGACGATTTGATGTATCAATTACGGCGACGTTATAAACTTCAATGTCTCCAGCGACTATAACTTTACGAATTTTATTATTTGTGCTATAGGCATACAATGGGGTGTATGCCTTTGTCCATGACGTTAAGTAAAATGCAGCGTTTGTTGCTCCTGGAAATGGAACAATATTAAACATATTATAATCACTGGTGCCGATTGTCCATAATTCTCCAGTTTCATCGAGAGCGCACATAAAGGTATATCCAACATGCAACTCAACCGCGCGACGGTTGTCAGGAAGTGGCATCTCGCAGTGCGAGAATTTGCTAGCAAAGCCAAACCGGTTGTTTCTGTTTTCACCTGTTATGACTGGAACGCCGTCATGATTTATATAACAAAATTCACCAAATCCAGGAGCAGAAGTGTCAGGCCCACTGGATGGGCGGCTAACTAGTTTTGCTGCTGGTCCAGTTTTAAATATTTTCGAATCGACATACTCCCGCGTTGCTACTCGACGACGTGTGTTTGTGTCACGACCTTCATATAAAACGTCAGTGCTTGAGTCCCAACTTGGACCGCCAAAGCTAAGTTTACTAGGATCAATCGAGTCTGGCAATATGTTATTGCTGCTAATGGAAAGCGGTGCAAGACCCAATTGTCGTTCCGAATTTATGCGTAGCGTGTTGTCGTGTCTTAAGTTTAGCGTTGCAGTTCCGCCACTTGTAAGTGCCAAACTTTGCAGAGACTCTTCCCCTTTAATAATATCAAGAACGTTTCCGCGATCAATAAATGTATTGACCACCGTGTCAGGAGTTGCCTTTATAATATAATTTGTGACAAGGTATGGCTGAATTATAGAGTGTGCTTGGCTGCCTCCAACGGAAGAGGTATTTGTTGTAATCATGCTTCCGTCGTTAGGAGTCTCTCCAAACTCAAGAGTGCCAGTAGTGTCGCTTATATAGCTATAACTGTGGTTGTGGCTTGGCATCTCAGCGATCGTCAAGGCATGCGAGTATTTTCCTCCAATATTACCAATAGAAAATGTTTGAGGCGAGTTGACACCGTCATTACCGATTCCAGCTCCAAGGGTGATGCGGCCGCGTAAGTCTGGTAGTGTGTACCACCAGTTTGCGTTATACGCTTCAAATTCAGGAGAAACCGGCGTTTGTCCATTTTGACTTGTAAAGATTTGGCCGTACGTACTTAATAGTAACGTGGCGAGTTCTGGATAGTCTTCTCCCTTAAAGCGCCCACCAGTGCAGGACAGCCACCCGCTTGGCACACTCGTAACCGAACTGTAAGGTTGTATTGTTCCAACTGGGAGTACTACATTTGTAGTAGTTACATTTATTGCTCCTTCACTCTGTATTTGAGAAATAATACTACTAAGCGACGTCCATGACAAAGAGTTTCCTAGTTTTCCTAGTAGAGAAGATTCGCTGGGGTTGTTTATTGGTATTGCATACTGATGCGCGCCTAACTGTAATTGAGAGCCAACTATCAGTTTATCACTTTTTATTGGAGCCGTAGAAGACAGGGCGCCTTGTTCGTAATAGAGTCCTGCCGCGTCAATTTTTAATACCGGAGAAGTAACCGTGCCGCCAGAAAAAGTTTTTATGCCAGTTATTGTTTGTAGAGAGTCTAGTGTGACAGCTCTTAACAGGGCAGAAGAGTTTTCAGATGTGGTGTAAAACAACGGTGATATGCTGTCTTTTACGTCGCTGATTTCTTCTATAATACCATTTGTTTTTTTACGCCAAACGTCAAAGGTGTCACTGTTATTAACACCATTTGTAGAAAATTCTGAAAATTGAATTGAATCCATTATCTTTATTTATTCTCTTTTTTTTGTAACATTTCGGTTATTTCGCTTTTCCATTGTAATAACTCTTCAACCTTTTTATGTAGTTCGGCAATTAGACGTTCTTGGTTGCGCATTCGTTTTTTACGATTAATGACCGCACGATATGCCTCAGTATCAGAATTTAGAATTGCGTTTGAAAAAGAGTCGCGCTCTAATGAAGGCGCGTCTTCAACTTTTATTTTTTTAGGAGTTGCCATAACTTTATATTGTTGCGATTGCTCTAAAATCACGAACAGTTGGAATATCAAAAATGTTGTCTGACAGCAGCACAACTTTCACTTGGAAAGAAATAAAGTCATCGTTAGGATCAATCTTATATTCGCTTTCACTATATTTATTAGGATCGCTATTAATAGGCACTGGATTTTTTGGCGTTAATTCCTGCCACTCAATGAGGTCGTCTGGCGTAGATGTATCAAATCCAAGCTTTACATACACCTTAATATCAGTACGTTCTGTAGGGCGATTTGTTGATATAAAAACATTTAAAACGTCTGAGGCATTATTCAGCGTAACTTTGCGCGTAATATACCGAGCAATTGCTGATCCTCCACCAGTGGAGTCTTCGTCAGTGCTGTCATCGTTTATAAGGTTTGTAACTGTGAGTAGAGACGAGCCGTCAACATCAATTATTGGAGATATTGCTGGATCAACAGTGACTAGATTTGCTGTTATTAGCGCTCTTGGTCCAAATTGAAGTTCCTGTTGTATTGAAGACAATATATGTGAGCTCAAGTTGCCATAGCTGCTTGGCAAATAGTTGTTTGTTGCCGGTTCAAATCTTTCTGGAGTTTCGGATCTAAACTGTATGCTATAGTCTATTGCTGTGCGGTTAAATGTTAATTTTGGTTGACGCAAATTAAACATAGACACTGGAACTTCAGCAAGTTTAGAGACAAGGCCTGCTATGGTTGTTGGATTGACGTTAGGGTCGTTTGTTGCTGGAGTGACTACTACTGTAGGCGCAACGTTATAGCCAGATCCGCGATTGAGTATTCTTACTTTAGAAACACCACCAGTAAGCGGGTCTATTACCGCTTCTGCTCGAGTGCCCCTATCAGGTATAAATGATATGGTCGGTGGCAAGCCATAGTCAGCACCTGGGTTGTTTATAATTATATCATCTACTCCGCTGTGTAGTTCTGTTCTAAATGCAATATTTCCTGATGCAGATGAGGCGTTTGCGGGGTCAAAGAAGCGAGCGCGGTTAATGCGGAATTTAAGATCTTGTTCTTGTTGTGGCGTCCACGTATAGGCATTAGCACTCGTAAAGAATGTTCCAAGATACTCTTGTTTTTCTATACGCTTGCCAGAAATAATATCAGTTTCACCGAGTATTGCGTACCAGCAGCGATAGTCACCATCGTTTGAAGACACAATCACGGAATATTCTTCGTCACTCTTTAAGAAAACTGGGTCGCTAAACTTAAAGTTTGTTGGGAGTGAGCCGTTATCGCTAACTGCGACTTCGTCTGGGCGACGGAAAACTCGTGAGTATGGAACGACTGTCCGCGTTGGAGCGCCATTTTCCATAGTCACGATATAGATTTCAACTGGTTGGAAAAGTGCCTTTTGAGCAAAATAAATATCAATTGAAGTTATAAATACTCCAGTTTTATAACTATCACTGCTAATTACAAATGACTGCGCAAGTGGGTCATGATATGCCGTACTTGTTGTCGTAACACTGCCGGCGCGGGCATCAGCAAGTGGGGTTACAGTAAATTGTGGTGTCTTTGTTGAAAGTATAGTCTCCTGTACAGTTTCAAGTATGCCACTCGCTGTATATTTTGAAAACGCGTAGGTTGTTTCGGATGAGGCGTTTCTTATGTCGTCAGTTAGTTTAAACGTACGATCTCCAGTGCGGAAACGCATTGAGCTGTTGTTTGGTATAATAAATGAACCGTATAGCTCTCCGCTGGCGTCAGTTGTAAGTGCTGAGCCATAGGCAGTATATCCACTCTCAGGCGTAGGTAAATCTGTCGATAATAAGTTATTAAATATACGCGTTGTATTATCATTTATTGTCGACGGCACAATAAATTTAGTGCTGTCGTTGCCAATTACTTGATTTGTGTATGCCGATATATTTTTGTCTTCAAAGAATGGATAGACTTGCGTAGACGCCTTTAAGCCAGTCGCGTGGAAATAGACGATTCGTGAACGAATAAACGGTATAATTGCAGTGTCTACAACGTTTGTCCCCATGCTTTTTGGAACGTATGAGAAACCGAGAGTAGTGTTTGTGCCTGTACGAGTCTCGGTGTAGTTTCTTACTGTAGTTGTAGTTGTAGGTATGCCACGCCCAGACACAAACGTTCCGCGCGCTGTGGTTGACGTAGAGCCGCCCCACTCGCGTTCCCAGTTGTTCCAGTCTGTACCAAGTATGTCAAGTGCCGGGTCTTCAGCAATAAACTTAATTGCGTCAAACGAGCTGTCATCTGTTACAATAAGGTCTGGACGAGTAACAGTGTCTTTCCAGTTGTCTGCTGCAGGCGACAGACGTATATGTCCGTTAATTTTTGCATAGACGTGAGGGTGTACGCTAATATGAGCAGTTGCCTTTAGGTGAGACACAAGTTCAACCTCTTCGTAATTTAAAGTAATAATGCTGTCATGCACACGTATCTTGCTGTCGTCAACTAGTTTTAATTGGCTGCCTGATATTATTGTTTGTTCGCTATCAATCGCGAGGTCAATGTTGTGTGTGTTGTATCGAGGACGAAGTAAACCAGCATCCTTGTCTACTGAACAACTATAGTCTGGATTAAACACGTCACCTACGCCGTGACCAATAAAGTTATCAACAAGTATGCCATTTTTAAACCGCTCGCCAGCTTCGTCAAATATGCGTTTCTCAGCGGCAGAGCGCTCAAGAAGTGAAAGAGACGTGTAGTATTCTATATTACTAATGCGCTTCTCGATCGCTCCAATATCACGCATCGTGTAGCGACGATTATCAATATAGATCTTAACTATGTCGGACACGTTTTGTGTATATGCCGGCACGTTTAAGGTGTATAGAGTCATCGCGTTTTTAGGCACGGTTGGTTCAATCGGAGTCAGCGAAGACAGGCCGTTTATAATTGTAAACTCGTTGCTTGAGTTTACTGTGACGGCGTCGATACGCGGTAGGTAGAATGTAGTGTATGACGAAACTGGAGTGTTTGGATCAACTTGACTCTTATTTGCGTTTGCTATTACTGAGCCAACTACGCCGCCAGTTACGCTGTACAGTATGTCTTGTCTAAAGTCTAGCGCGTCAGAAAGTTTTAATCCTTTGTATGACGGTATGTCGTCGTATGCTGTGCCGACGCTGTTATTATTTTGGCGATACGAGTCAACGTTATACATTACGAGGTCACGCCCAGTGACTCCACCAATACGACCATAGTGTTCATACTTAATAGAAAAGTTTTCGCTTATTGTTGCGCCGCCAGTGTATTGAACTCTTCCATTTGTATAGGTTGTATCACGCTGGCCGTCGTCAATGAGTGTAAAGAGGTCAGTAATAATTTTTCCTGATACAGTCTTTACCTCTGTTATACGTATAATATCAGTATTTTTAAGGGTGTATATTTTATTTGCGCCGCCAGAAGCAGGAGTAATAGCAAGATCCTCTGCAATAGCGCGACTTTTCGTAACGCGTGCGATGCTTCCAGCGTTGCCTACAGCAATTTTTACGAGAGCAGAGTAAGAACCCGTTGTCCAGTTGTTGCTTATTGGGGTTAGTGTTAAAGTCAACGCGTCACTCGACATTGCTGCGGTATAATGAGTGCCCTGAACCTTTATGTCGCCGTTTACAATTAGCGATACGTTGCTCGTGTCTGTAAAGACGCGACCGCCGTCTACTGAGAGAATAATTGTTCCGTTTGCAGGTCCAGTAAATTGTCTCTGAGCATAAAATGTTATTTCGCGCATAGCAGTCGCGCGAGGATATGGCAGTTGAAAAAGTGCAGTATTAGCGGTGCTTTCTAGCAGCGCGCCGCTTGTAACGTTAAACATAAAATTTGAACCAACAATCTGGTCAACGTTATCAAATCGTCTAATAGCCCAATCACCGCTAGGAGTACCATTATTAAAAACTATGTCATGGACAAAGCAACGAAACTGAGAGCTGCCTCCGCCGGTAGGCTCAAACGCGCGTATGCGGCATGTACCTATAATCTCTCCGCCTGAGGTGCTATTATCGGGTGCGCCGTTGGCGTATGCATAGAGGTTATACAGGTTGTTTACAGTTGATATTGACGGAAATGTTGAATTAGTAGTATTCGCCTTTTGTATATTTCCAATAAAATAACTGCCGATATTTGCACTCGTGTTTATGCGAACTTCTGCCTGCTCGCGTGCCTTTTTAGAGGTAAGGTTTAAGCTTTTATCAAGCGCTACGCGATAGCCGTCAACGTATGCGACAGAAGGATCAAGCGTAACCGTATATTGGTCTCGCGCACTCTCGATTGCTTCGCGTTTCTTCAGTGTCGTAGAAAGGTCATATCCAATCTGATCCAATTCGTCTGCACGATACGAGCCATGAATATAGGCAAGTTCACTTACTCGACCGCCGTTTACGCGTGCAGTGTCTCCGGTGCCGTCTCCAGGAGGTTTAACAGCAACAAATTCAGAACCTATAATTGCAGGCGAAGTTGCTCCTAAACCTACCCAATCAGTAAGCGGTGCGATTGTGCTGCCAAGATCTTGAATGCGATAGCGACGACCAACTACAATGCAGTCAGCCGGCAAGTTGTCACCGTCGAAAGTTTCGCGGGTGCCGATTGTGAATGGATTTACCGTGTAGTTTCCAGACTCTTCGCTTGTGCGTTTTGCAAGTATATCAATTATTTCGGCATACTCTGCAGTTTCAACAATTTCAAGCGGCCGTGAAGCATTTATTACGAGTAACTTTATATAAGAATTTGTGCTGTCTGCATAGTCTTCGCTTGAAATCCAATTTAGTGTAAGATCAATCGTGTATCGGTCAGCGCCGGGCGCGCTGTAGTTTGGCGTGCCGTTCGCGTTGTCGAGCAGGCTAAGGTCGTCAAAATATGATATAATCTCTTCGTCAATTTTTAATACCGCATAGCCAGTAAGCGGGGTATCAAGCTCAGCTTTGTCGATAAAATATGTTTGACGCGGCACAGCAACAAAAGATCCCTTTGTATAAAACACTCCTTCTTCACAAACGAGCCCCGACGCAAACCCGTCGCTAACATAGGTAAGGCCATTTATTACTGGCAACTCGCTTTCAGAGAGCGTAGAGTCGCTTGAACGCAGTATAAGCTTAAACCCGTTAGGAATTTCTCCGTCAAAAGTAGTTTCGCCGCCCGAACCGCTGTTTATATATTTAAAATAGAACACATAATTTGTGCCCTCGTCTTTACGATAACCAATAATTTCACCACGCAACTCGTTACTGACGTACGCAATAGATTTTGCAGACGCAGCAATTTGATCGTATGTAAGACTAGATCCGGCAACGTTAGACTGACCGGTTGAAAGGTCAACCGTTAATGAATATAGTTCAGGTAAAAATGAAGTGCCGCCGCCTACTACGGCAGTATCGGCTTTCCATACGCTGCTGCCTAAGCGATTTATTTGATCCTGTAGCGCAGACTGTAACTGATTTAATTCCCTTACTTGTACACTATAACCAGGCTTAAATAGTACGCGAAGATAATTTTTATCGCTGTTTCCAGATGAAATATAGTCATCATGATAGGTCGTGTTGTATGATGTAATGGACATTAGAATTGTATAATAATCTTAATTTCTTCAGTTTGACCGCTTTGACGGTTGATTGGTTTACGATTTTCTGTAAATATTACTGTACCCGTACGAGGTATATATTCGTTGTCATTTACTGCGCTGTATGCTACTGACGTCCCCTTTGAATCAGTCACGGTTCCAGTGTTTGGAATGATTCCATACCCAGTTACAGAGTTTTGATGGAAATACAGGCGATGAAAAATTGTGCCTTCAACATCAATTGCTTTGTATGAGTCAGCGTATGCATTCACACGGCTCTCGCCGCTAGTTATTGTTAGGATGTCACCAATTGCGATTCCTGAATTTGGAGCGGAGTTTAGTGTGAGGTAACGTGCCGCTCCTAAAGTGTCTGGACTGGCGCCTTCGCTATACTGAACGTCTTTTATAACTGAAATTTGACGATACGGAACATAAAAGCCGTCACTAGAAATATCATCTGCTGCGTCGACCGCAATTCCAACAAACCATGACGGCAACGTTATTGTTGGCTCATAAGCAAATCCGCGAAGCGGAGCGATATGCGGAACTATAACTGCACCGCTGCCGGTTGAAGCTATTTTGAAATAGCCATCGACTATAAGCTTTGACGTGGTGGCAGTGTATGACCAGTTTGCTGGCAACAGCACGTTTTTTAACAATCCAGTGTCTGGATCCGTTACCACAGGACAATCAATTTCGGCGGTAGTGCCGTTTGAGTAGCGCGCTACAAATGTAACTGTATTTAAAGAGCCATAACCATCACCAGGAGACAGAACGCTAAAGCCATAAAGTAACCCGCCGCCGTCAGCCTGAATAGTTGGAGCAACTGCGGCCGATGCAGTACCAGAAGTTATGTTAATAAACTGGTCGGTAATTAACTTTGACAGCGCGGTTGATATATTATCAATTAGTATCCAAACGTAGCCGTCGCCGCCAACTGTAGTTGCGCGATAGTCAGTTGCTACTGGTATACCAGCTGTGCCTTCTTGACCGGCTTGCAAGCAAAGATAGATGCGGCCACTTACGACTGCGTAGCATGGGTTAATTTCAACTTCTCCCTCAAGAACGCTCGGATAAAAGCAGTCAGGGTCATACGGACTATATGCTTTATAGTGCGCTCCAGCTTTCCACTTTATATGTGGAATTACGCGTTCTGCGTTTGTAGAGTTAATCTTAAGTAACGTGACGAGGTTTGATTTTATTTCAGTGTTTTCTCCTTCAATTCCGAGAGAAACTGGAATGTCTCCTGGTAGCAACGACTCTTCGTCAAGCGTCCACTTGTTAGATTTTCCAAGACCGACATAATAGTTTGTACTATTAGATGCTATATCTTGTAAAAAGAATTTTGCGTTGTTTCTACGAAAAGAGTCTGTTACGATTGCTGCCATATTGTGTTTTATTTAATGTATTTATAAAGTTTTTTGACCTAAACAGTTAAACATTTTATTATGTTATATCTATCAGAATATATCAATTATGGATATGGAACAGTAATATATTCAATTTCAAAATGAGTATATCGAGGAGCCGTACTAATACCGATCGGTATAGTTTTATTAGTAAAAACATAATTATCATCTGAATTTGCACTTGTATAGACTAAATTAAACCATTCTGAATCTCCCCTAGAACGATTGGTGCTTCCATTAAAATAATCTAATTGCCGGTTTGTTGTTGGCAAAAGTCCAGTATAATATACATTAGTGGCATAATCTCCATAGTGTGACGCAATCGTTAAGCGCGATTTTTCGGCACCTGGCAATTGATACCCAGTTTTTAAATTTATAAAGCACAACATGCCATCATCATCTGACCGAAGAAAGCCAGCATTTGCTGTATCAGAGACCAATGTAGAATGCATTACTATAAATCTATTCCATGGATCTGCAACTATACCAAATGGCGTTAAATTGGTGCCGCTGTTACCAGTTCCAACATTTGGAGTAGTCCAACCAGTTAATAAACTTGTGTGTTTAACCCTAAATGTTAATGTTTTATTTACAACATCATTTGATATAACTTTATATGCGCCGCTGTATAAAAAGTTTGGTATATATACAGGTACCCAATGGTCAACTTCTATTTTTTCACACGCAGATTTTAGTGTGGCATTACTAGCTGAATAATTTAATGTGTAATTATAATAGCTTCCACTTAAAACTCTGGTCCATGATACTGTTCCACGATTATCCCATGTGCTTCGCATATCTAAAGCGCCACTTTTTAAACTATACAGACCAGTTAACGAGTTTGCCGTAGATGCACTTCCAGCACTAGCAGCATAGCCAACGCTAAGGTTGCCTGGAGTATAGACGTACATATTAGAGATATTGTCGCCACCCCATAACCAAGCTGGCGTTCCGCCCTTACCAACCCAATTGAATGTCATTCCGCTGCCATTTGCTCCGCCAGATGCAAGCGTACTCGCCTTGCCAGCGAGTGTAGAGGTGGCTGAGTTTCCAGTAATACTTCCGTCAAACGATCCGCTAAAAGATGTTGCGGTAACTGTGCCGTTTACGTCGAGTGCAGTAGCAGGATTGCTTTTGCCAATACCAACTTTGCCGTCACTCTTTATTACGATCGCTGCAGTAGATCCGGAGCCAAGAGCCAAACCATGAGGAACATCTTTTGGATTAAATTCAATATAACCCTGTGCAGTGACGTCTGTTACATGACGTATACGCGTACTCGAACTTGTCCAAGTTGTACCAGCTGAATGCCGTCTGACATCAATTATTAAATTTGAGGCATTTGAATTTGTTGTAGTAAATTTACAAAGTTCAATGTCAGCAGTTATTGGACATAACAGACCCTCAATACCACCACCGATTGGCGTGCATGCCCCTTGGCTACCACCATCAATTTGTAAAAATGCAGTTGGGGCTGTGCTAGTTCCTATTCCAAACTTTTTATCGGTATAGGCAGCGTCTTTTGTCAACACAAAGTTGTTTGCCCATGTCACGGCCGTGCCCGGAGTTCCAACTGCTGCTGTACTTATTGTAATTGTACCATCAGCAGTGTCGGTGTTCATTGTTATTCTCGCGGCGCCGCCGTTAGAGTCTCCTGGTGCTTTTGCAAAGACGGTAGCAGTTGAAGTTCTATAGTGTCCGGAACGAATGTTAAGGTTGCCGTCTCCGTCGTTCCATGAGATTCGTTTATGACCGCCGTCATCAATGAGTATTGCGCCACCAGTGGCATTGCAGTGTAGCGCCCCAACTGTTAGTGAATTGGCAGAAGAATTTGAAAATACCGCAGTATTACTAAAACTTGGACTTGATGTAGATAATTTGCTATTTAATTGTGTTTGGATATTGCTTGTAACTCCACTGAGGCGTCCAATTTCAGCGCTGTTTACAGGCCCAATAGAAGTCGTGGTTGGAAGAGTGACAGTTCCTAAAAAAGTAGGGCCGTTGATATCTGCCTTTGTGGATAAGGCTGTCGCTACAATAGACGGCACGCTTGTAATAAGATCGGCAATTTCGTTTGCCGCAACTCCGGCTGTCACGCTTCTGTTTGTGCCGCTGGCTCCCATGGTGCCGTCATCAACATCAATAATCTGTATAAGATCATTGGCTGTGATTGAGAGACTGGGAGTAAGTTCTGAAATTTTAAATGGCATAGATCTTTAGTTATTATAGTTTAATGCAATAGAGCATCGCGATGTTTTTAGGGCGAGTTTCCGTTGAAGTTCTGGCGACACGTGACGCATCAAACGTATAGTCACCAGGTACTCCTCCTTCTCCAAATCGAACTTGTGTTGAAGTACTGCCTTCTTCAGAGTAAAAAGCGCCACTAAAACTTGCCGCAAGACCAGCATTTGTGTTTAAATTTATTTTGCCTGTAATATTTTGTAAAGCGTCGGCCTGATTTGATCCAAACGCCCGTCCATCGTCAACGCTGCGGCCGTCGTCCCAGCCACGAACAAAATACCCGCGAAGGTCTGGAATGTCAAAATTTGTAGAGCCGTTTCCTGCGCCGTATATGGTACCAATTGCAGCAAAGAGAGGCGCATAGAGTGGGTTTGTGCGACTTATGCGACGGCCGTCACAAGGCAGCCACCCGCTTGGTGCCGTTTGCATTGCAAAAGCCATAACTGCACCGGGCGGAATGAGGGCAACTGGGGCTCCTCCGATCGTTGTTCCTGTTGGTAGCGTTACAGTTCCAGTAAATGTGGGGTTGTTGATTGGAGCCTTTGCATCCAACAAAGTTTGAACGTTGCCAGAGATGCCGCCAAGACGTCCTAACTCGGTGCTTGTTATCGCGCTTACTGCTACTTTACCACCGCTACTCGAAACTAGTGCGCGATTGATAGCAAGGTTGTCCGTGGTTATTGTTGATGCCGCACCTGTTATTGTGCCTTGCTTGAGGGCTAGAGCAGCAATTGTTGCTGTCGACAGCGGCTTATTGAGGTCACTCGTGTTATTAACTTGACCAAGACCTATAGAAGCCTTGTTGATATTTGTAGCCGCGGAAGTAAATTGAGTAAATACAATCGGATCGGTGTCAACCACCGCGACTGTAGTAGTTACTGCAAATCCTGCGCCCCTTTGGGTGTCTCCTCCATTTACAAGCACATAGCCGCCGTTAATTTCTGTTATTGTGTCAAAGTCAGTTGCTCGTGTAGGCACACCAGCGTTTACTACATAGATGCCGTTAAATTTATTTAATGTTTGATCTTTTACAAGCAGGCGATCATTAACAGCGAGTTGTACGCCGTCTATAAAGACTCCATTTAGCGTGCTGGCTAGGTTTATACCTGTTGTAGTCGCTGCAGCGACTGGCGCAGCAATTTTTAGTCCGGCATTATTAAAATTTTCAAGTGACACCTTGCTGTCTAGCGCTGACTGTATTACTGGAGGAATAGTAGTTGCTAGTCCAGCAAGACCGTTTGCAAGTGTTATTGCCTTGATTCTTTTGTTTGTGCCAGCCGGATAATTTTGCGAATATTCTTCTATGTTAATAATATGCAGTAGGTCACCCGCAGTTACTTGCGTAGGGTTGCTTAACTCATTTAACTGCGAAATTTTTACTGTAGCCATATGCTATATTTATAATAGTTATTTAGCGGTTAATTGCTAATAGGGAGTCTCTCTTTGGTATTTTATAGAATTACGCGGGTGTTGAAGTTACTGCTTCCCATGCATTCCCGTTATAAAAGTTTAATTTATTAGTGCTGCTGTTGTAAATCATTAGGCCGGCGATTGGCGAAGTAATAAGGTTGCGCTGAGACGTCGTCATTGCTGGTGGTCGAAATCCTTTAGCCGTGCTTGTCAGCTGAAGCAAACAACTTGGATCAACCGTGGTTGTATTGATGCCAACGTTGCCGTCGCTGTTGATATGCATGCGTGCGGTGACAGTAGCTGCTCCTCTACCAGTTGTACTGAATATCAAGCGGCCTGGCATAACATCAAGTTTTGGCTCCTCGCTCGCAGTTCCTGTACTAACTGTACCAGACGCGGTTGCTGTAAAAAAGTCTCCAACTGCCGGGTTTGTTGCTGGCGGAACAGCGACCCATCCAACAGCAGCCCAAACGGTGTTTCCAAGAGCCACTATACGATAACGCTTTCCAACAACAAATGAGCCTCCAGCTACTGCGACTGCGGCGTCAACTTCTGAGTGTATTCGAGTCGCTTCGACTATTTTTACTCCGTCCGAGCCGCCAGCGACGATCATGCCCAAGTCGTCGCCGGCAAATACTATGGAGTGGGCGCCCTTTGTTGTCGAGCGAGACTTTATGAAACTGTGTCGTGACGACGCGCCGTCGTTTGAAAAGCGCCCAAAGAGAGCTCCGGCGTTGTCACTCGCACCAATCACTTGAGATTGTGGAGTGACGTCGGTTGTTCCAATACGGCTTGTAAACTGAGCGTCGTCACCAACGGTAAGTGATCCAGTAGTGATAACGTTTCCTGATCCAAAATTTGGACTAATCTTTGTGCCTGCAATTGCTGCGGTTAGACTAATGTCTGCATTAACAATTGTGCTGTTTACAATCATGTCGCTTGTGACTGTACCAGTTGGTAGAGTTACTGTTCCCGTAAAGGTTGGGCTGGCTAAAGGAGCCTTAGCAGTGAGTGCTATCGATATTTCGTTAAGCGTGTTTAAAAGATCAGGCGCGCCGTCTATTATACTTGATACTGCTGCGTCTACATAGGTTTTAGTAGCCAATATTTGGCGCGCGGGGGTACTATTTGTGTAGTACAAGTTTGTGCCGTCAAACTCAACGCTTCCAGAGACTGGAGTTGCTAGGTTTGTACCAGCCATTAATCTAAGCGGCGCGTTTGTTGTCGTTCCAGGTCCAATCGTTAGTGTGCCAGGAACTGGAAAAAATGGGTTGTCTAACTGATACTGTATGTTGTTGCGTAATCCAGATAAAAAACCAATTTCGGTTGCGCCTACTTCACCAATGGACGTCGTGCTTGGCAGAGTGACGTTTCCAGTAAAGGTTGGATTTGCTTGTAGTTTAGAGATGCTTATAGAGCCGTTTGCCATGCCATCAAACAGCGAAGATGTAAGGTCACCAATACTTATGACTGCGTTGCTTCCATTTTCTGACATAAGAGGGTCAGAAACATCAACAATTGGTATATAGTCAGCGGATTGCGCTGCAGTTATTGGCGTGAGCTGTGAAAATTTTACGTCAGGCATATGCTATATTTATATTATCTTATGAATAGGTGTGTGACACGAGGTCGGCGCTATCAAGTGTTTGAGCGAGTGAGCCGTCATTCCATCCAATTTGTATTTGTGATGCTGGGCTTGTTGACACAGAAAAATCAGAAAGTTGTGCAGGCTTTGAAATAAATTCCCACACTCTGTATGCATCTTTTATTTCTATGCTTTCACTTGTTGCGACACTTAATCCGGCGGAGTCACACGCGTATATTTTAACGTCAAAATATTCTGAGCCTTCAGAATTCAAGTCGTCTAGAGACGCCATTAGAGTAAATGACGCAGCATTATTTTTAACAACCAGGCCTCCCATTGCTGGCGCTACGTCATTTGGTAATGAAGCTACGTAGTATAACCCTTCGTAGTCATCAACGCCGGTTGTTGTTATATTAAATGTTACTCCGCCACCTTCGATTGTGCTGTTTGTATTTGCTGATATTAAGTATGTTGGTAAATCTAAATTATTATTTACAGTAACTGGTTCGCTGTTGGCAAGTATTGCGCCGTTTGGCCCGCCCTGACGAATAGTTGCAGTAAATGTTTGAGAGGCGCCGTCAGTAAAGTTTACAAGCGGTACTGCTCTAAAGACTGCCACTTCATTTTTTACGACACACGTGCCAGACTGAGGATAGATATTTGGTTCTGAAACGTTCCAGTAGAGAGTCGTACCTTCAGGTATATATTTTGTCAGCGCATAGAAACGTACAATTTCATTTTCTTTTACAACAGACTTGTTAGATGTAAAACTTGTCACGGTTCTTGCGTGCACTTGACCTTCCGTAATAAACTGCTTACTGCTGTCTTCTGTTATAAAGTCGTCGCCATTTTGTTGCTCAAGAGCGTGGCGATACGTTAGCGGCTCCCGGTCTTCAAGCGTGCTGTTATTGTATGGCGTCATTTCAATGTCAAACGAACTTATAGTCGCTTCGTTATAACTTAGGTCGGTGTCTTCGTATACTGGGTCAAGAGGTATCAGCTGACTGTAGAACCACGGATAATAAGACGTGTCTTTGTATCTAAAGCTGATAAATGACGAAATATTATTAAACAACGTTCGCGAGTTGTCAACCCAAGGAGAGTTTGCCTCGTCAAAAGTTTTGTCTGCATAGCCAGCTATAAGTTCATTGGGATCAAGATACTTTAGCCACCCCTGATATTCTGTACGAATGGTTTTATTTCGCGGATTAGCGTTTTGCGAAAAAAGTTTAACAATGATTCTTATCATTCGTATAAAATCATCTTCGCTTCCGCTACTCTTTAGATATTCTAGAATAATTGTTAGCAGACGTTCGTTTCCAGTTAACCAGCCAGGTTGATAGCGTGGGGTATGATAGCCAACAACTGGAGGGTCATATGTGTTTAACCACAAATAGCTGTCTTGTGGCTTTTTCGCTCTGTAGTCAATCGCGTTGTTCCATGCAGTGCGAGAGACAAATTCATAGAGTATTGCGCTAAACAACTTTAAGCCTGAAGGGTGTACAAATCGTAAATAGTCATTTATCCAATCCTCTTGAGGGAGGCCGCACCGTATGCGATAAGAATATTTTTGCCAATACTCGCCGTCATGCAGCTTGTATAAGTCAGACGCAAATGACTTGTTGTCTTCATAGGTCCAAACATCAACGTTTTTATCAATTTCAACCCAAGAGATTGGATCAAGGTCTATACTACGATACACTTTTGACAGTCTAAAGTCACCGTTATATTCTCCGGCCTGAACATCTTCTAAAGAATGAACGAAGTCTCCAATTTTCGTAGTGTATTGCGGAAATACTTCTACATTAAATATGTGATAATACTCAACATTTTTGCTGTCAACGATAGCGATAAATCTTTCTTCGCGTACTCCACTTTCAACAGCAAGAGCATTTCTTTCTGGTTCAAGTCCTCTTTCAACGATTAAAAATTCGGCGTCCTCAGTTGTTAAGCCATAGAGTGAAATATCAATGTCGTCGTCTCCAATAACAATTATGTTTTCACTAACTATTTCGTTTGATAGCTGCGACTCATCAATAAAGTTTCTACCAATGTCACTCACTGGAATTGGTACAATCGGTGATGGGACTATTGGTAATACGTATGAGTGAGAAACAGGCACGCCACTGGCAGCAACTGTAAGAGGCGTCGAATCATCCCATGATATTTCAGTCGTAACTGCAAATTCTGTAGTAATTTTAAAGCCAGACAGTGTAGCGGCAACAGAAGAAAATTGCCATAGCGGAGTAGCAAGTAATACTGACGAAAATTCATCAGTTATTAATTCGGGTTCAATCGTCGGAAGTATCGGTATTATTTCTGCAGTGTCGTATTGTATATTTTTTATAATTAACGAACTACCACCCGTTGCGTTTTCTTCCAAATTGATTACGCCATTTTCCATCAACGACAGCAACCCTGACTCAAGATCCATCGCCCCAACAGGGGCAAATGATGTTTCAATGTTGCGAGAAAATACTTGCCACTGCGCCTCGTCAGGCCATGGGGTGTCGTCGGTGCTGTATAACTCAACCTCGTCTCGGTACTTGTATACCCATCTAAATACTGCGGGCTGCCCAACTTCAGATATATTTACGCGTTCAATATACGGCAAGTTAAATGACTTTTGACCGCCGTCATAGGTCCATACATACTTACTAAATGCCTTTAGCGTTACCACGTATGGCGCCTGGTCAAAAATTGAAAACGGCCCTATTTTATAGTCTGATGTTACTTCTATAGTAACTTTATTTGGATTTGTGGCGGTCTCTCTAAGAGAAGCTATATTAAGAGGTGACCACGACCCACGACCTCCAGACAGGTCAAACAAATAGTTTCGTGGATAGAATATATCTACAATTTCATCAAAGAAAATTTTAAAAAAGGTGTGTATGCTGTCTTCTGACCCGCGTGTACGATAATACTGTATAATAATTCTGTAGAGAGTAACTTTATCAACTGCGCGGCTGTTTGGTATGTTTCGCGCTATAAGGCTCTGTATTTCGGTTAGATACTTGTTTGATACAATATCAATGTCTTTGTCACGAGTAATGTTTGCAATCTCGTTTGACGGCAACCCAATGCTGTTTAAATAATTATAGTATTGTTCAATAAATCCAATAAGCGAACTCGCTGACTCTCGTAGAGCCGGCGGGTAGAGCCCCTCCACTCCAATGGATTCCATGTTACGCGGACGAGAATTTGCTATACTTAGGAGCATGCTTAACGGTCTCTACTAAATGTTGTATATTCTACTGCACGGTTTGATCCACCAACAGCAATAGCGTCAACTTCGCCATAGACGTTTAGTCGTGAAGTATCAATTTGTATAAGTTGATTGCGTTTTGGCGCAAGATCATTTGAAAGCGGTATAAGATCTAGCGTTAAAGTAATATTTTCGTCAGCAAATAGTGGACTTAATTCTAATATTCCTGTGCTTAATGTTATTTTGCCAACGTTTTTTTCCTTTACAATAGGTATATTATTTGAGTCGTAGTAATATATAAACAACGAGCGAACGTCATTTGAAGTGTCATCTTTTGTGTCGCCGATATAATACGTTACCCCGTTATAGTCCCATCCGGTTGAATTTATAATCGTAACGTCATTGTCAACTGTAAGTGGAACACCATACTTTAAAGTTATCTTTTCTGGAGAATCTGCGAGAAGCGTTGCGCTTTTAGAAATATAGATTCTTACGTGGGAATTTAATATTGATGGGTTTGAGCCGTCAATAGTCTTTGTTAAAAATGAATGACGAAATACGCCGTCAAATGAATCTAGATATTGGGTGTTAAACGCACTTATTGTTTCTTTGACTTTGTTTTCAAGTTGTACCTTTGTGTATGTGGTAAGGTTGCGGTTATATTTAAACAACACGTCAAGAACAATATTTACATATTCTGGATCAACTATTTCAGGAAATATTGAAAGTACCTTTTTATCGCTTAAGTAAGATAATACTTCTTGCTTTTCTTCATAGGTTAAAAAGTCAGACGTGTAGTTAATGTCTCTATTTTTTCTAATTGACACAAAAACTTTACCGTACTGAGGCGGTTCATTTTCTTCACCACCCCATACTGATATGGATTTTACGTTTGGAAATTTTCCGTATATTAACGTTTTATAGTCTTCTGCGGTGACGGCACGATTTTGAGAGATATACTGCAACGGGGCGTTGTATTTTATGCTGCTTGTCGATTCCTGGTCGGCTCCTCCTAGAGCACGATCTATAGTAAATAGATCAACCTTCGTAATTTTAGTGGAATCAAAAAAGCTTGAATATGAAAATATATTTGAACCATTTGAACCAACCCCGTCAGTAATCAAATAACTAAGCTCTAAGACATTAAGATTATCAGGCTTTTTACCAAATACACCATTACCAAATGATATTACATAGTTTCCGTTATAATTTTCATACACGAAATAAATTGGAGTAGAGCCGTTAACTGCATTTATATCAGAAAATCTGCTGTATACTTCATTTATTTCAGACCTTCCGTTTTGAAACACTGCTACCTTTAAGGTGCTTAAATCAATGTTTTTATCGTCTATAATATATTCGTTATTACTTTGTGCAGAATTTATTTGAATGCGTTTTGTTACAATTTCGCCCTGATGTATTTCAACGTTATTTGCTATCAGCAAGCCGTTTGAATTTTTACGACAAACAATATCGTTTAGGTTAGTAAATTTGTAGCCTCTATTTTTTGTACGATCGGTTATGTTTGAATAAAAGAGCGAACCGGATGGTATCACATACTCATTTATTGAGTCAGTCCGAGGAGGTACGCTGCACGCAATTTTTGCTTTTGCAGCAACGGCGCTTCGTGGAGTGTAGCCAATTAACTTTGCTGCCGATACAACATTTTGACGAAGTTGTGCCGAATCTATAAAGCTTTCGTTTACCGCCATGTGCGCGAGTATAGCATTATAGTGAGTGTTATGCGCGAGTACGTCAACCAATAAGTTTAAACCAGATCCAGTATAGTCCCAGTCTTTAAACGGACCATCTTGAGTTTTAAAATAATCTATCAAAGATGCCTTTATCGCATCAAAGTCTAATTCTGTGACTGCTACTGACTGTGTAGGAATTTCCATTATCGTATACGAGTTAAATATATTACTATTTCAGAAGACGAATCGTATGAAGTTTCAAACTTAATAGAGACGCGATATGCATTTTTTTCAGAGTCGTCTGAAACCATAACTTCATAGTCGCTTATTCGTGGTTCATATTGATCAATTACGTTTTCTATTTTTTCCTTTAATTCAATTTCAGAAAAGATATCAACCTGTTCAAATAACAATGATGTTATGTCAGAATAGATGTCAGGTTGAAAGCAGCGGTCATACCGGTTTGTCAATAACAAGTTTTTTAGGCTTTGTTTTATTGAATCAATATCAGTAATTGGCAATATGTCGTTATAGATCGGGTGT